CACATCGGTCAGTTGATAATTCATATCGTCCTGAACCCGTTGCGCGGCTTCTTTTTTCTCTGGGGTTTCTTTGCCTATGATCTGAGTCTTAACAGGACCTTTGGCTGGGAAGGTCTCCATTATTGTTTCTGCTTGGAACTTGACCAACGCCTCACTTAATAGCGGGTGGTAGACACCGCAGGCTCCGGGCCAAGGCTCTGTGCGGTCCTCAATCTTTAACCCAAGTAACTCTAGGCCATCAACGTAGGTCTGCATCCAGTCCTTGCGGCTAGATAGGTCTTCTTCAAACTCACCAATCAGATCACCACATAACTCTGTTAACTCAGCCTCGTCCATCTCTTCAGCGAGGTTGGCGTTGAAGTCGTCATCTCCTTCATCCGGCTCAATCTCTATCTCAAGGCCGCCAGTTTTAATACTTACTGATTCTGGATCTTCAATCTCTATCTCAAGGGCAGGCTCATCACCTACCATCTCTTCAAGATTTAAACCCATTGGGGCCTGTCCTAGTGCTTTATCAATAGCCATATTCTGTCCTTAGTAATATCCCTCAAACTTCCGTCTAAACGAAGGAAGCTCGTCTTCTTCATCTAATTCTGCCCGCAAATATCCGCCCTTGCGGAATCTCATCAGCGCTAGGGACACGGAGTCAACATAGTCATCATGCTCTCCAGCCGGAAAAGATGCAACCTCGTCGATTACTTCTTCTGCCCATTGAGTGTTTGGTGCCCAGACTCTTTTTGAGGCAAACATATCTGACACGGCGTTTAGTCGGCTAATTTTGTCGTTGCCTTTTACAGGGGTGAACTCCTGCACGGGTATCCCCATCGCCCGCATCTCGTATATCAGGGGCGCACCAGAGGCTTTTTTCTCAATAATTATGGAGTCAGGCTTAAACTCCTCGTACTGCTCCAAGGCTCTTTTCTTTAGTGCCGGAAACTCCAGCCGATCCCGGTAGGCATCCAGCAATATAATGTTTGCCTCGGTTTTCCCTGTATCTGGGTCGCTGTGATAGAACACTCCCCACGTCGTACAGGCCGAATAGTCGCTTCGGGTGGTCTTTTCGAACGCCGTATCCCACGCTTGGAGGATAAAGTCGCAGTGCGGAGGGTCATCGTCCTCCCATTGCTGCCACCACTCCCGCTTAACTATGGCTGAACTCTCAGAAACGGGATTCTGCTGGTACTGAGCCATCCATTTTGAGTTAGGTAGCTCCTCTTTTAGGGCCGCAAGCTCAGTTAGAGACCAAAACTCAGGCCACAGAGGACCTCCAGAGGGCAATATCGCCGGAAACTCAATAACTTCCCAGCCTTCACCACCCCTTTGGGCCTCGGCTTTGAGCACTTGCCCCGTCAGATCACGCTTAGACCAGCGTGTCATCACTATTACTATAGCCCCACCCGGTTGCAGACGCTGCCGTGGACCCGATGTGTACCACTCATAGACCTTATCGTAGATCTCGGGGTTCACTTCCGCCAAGGCGGCTTCTTGTTCCGAGTGAGGGTCGTCAATAATGAGCAAGTCCGCGCCCTTACCTGTGACCGCACCACCGACACCAATAGCAAAATAGTCCCCACCCTTGTTAGTCGCCCATCTGCCAGCAGCTTTAGAGTCCGCCTGTAGCCCAACTCCCGGGAACAGTCGCGTATAAATTTCCTGATCAACGAGGTTTCTCACTTTCCGCCCGAAGCCCACGGCTAGTTCTGCCGTATGGCTGGTCTGAATGACTTTTTTGTGGGGGTATTTGCCTAAAAACCAAGCCGGTAGCAGGTATGACGCAAACTCACTCTTGGTATGCCGGGGTGGCATGTTAATAATTAGTCTTTTTAAGTCCCCACGGGCAACCCGCTCGAACGCCGCAGCCATCTTGGCATGGTGTTTCCCCGCTATGAATGAGGGCCACGCTGCTTCTACGAACTTAATGAAGCGTTCTTGGGCTACCTTTTGAGTTCTTAACTCTTCTAACTTATCTAGTTCAGCCAGTAGCCGTTCCTGATCCGCCGCAGATAAGAGAGGAAGTATGTTCGGGATGTCCTTTAGAGACACGGAGTCAAGTAGCGGGGTTTGCATCGTCCTCCCCATCCTTTAACTCATCCCCTAGCGGCCCGATTTCTTTTTCGGGTACTTCAGCCACCCCAAGTACGTCATCTAGGTCTGCTCCAATAGGGGTAACGTCAACTACGTCTGCATTAAGTAGCCGCTTAACTCGTTCTTTAATCGCGTTTTCGAGGTCTTCGGGGTTCTTATAGTTGATCGTAATCTCGCTTCGCTCGGTAAATAGTCCTATGTCGCTGTGCTTGCCAAGGAGTTCCAAGGCTTTTAGCTCGAACTTTGTATCCCCGCAGTTAGCGATCTCCATCAATTTATGCGTTATAGCCGCCCGGGCCGTGGCTACGTCCATAGCAAGTTGCTGACCGTAGGTTCTAAGGAAGGCCGCCGCCGCAAACGCCGTATTTGGGGACTGTAGCCCAGACGCCTTTTTCTTGGCTATGGCTTGCTCTAGCAGAGTTTTTTCTTTTTCTGCCGTCGATTCATCGACTTCCAAGGGTGCACCGAGCGCTACCTGCAATTCCGCCGTAGCCCCCGCTACCGCTACTTCTTCGACAAAAGTAGTAGGCACCTCGTCTTCCGTACTAAATGGCACGGGATGCGTGGTGGTAGGTGTTATCTCGACAATCGGCATGTAATGGTGCGGTTTGTGGCTCCAAGTTGTGCCGAATATAACACAATGAAATAAAAGTGTGGGGGACTTGGAAAACCCCAATCGTCAAAAAAGGGCGCCCCCACGAAAAAATTATATACCCCCCGGGGGTATGGGACCCATTAGGAAAAGTACGGGGGGTGTTTCTATATGAAGGACTAGGTACGTCTTGGCGGAAAAACAAAGGGGGGTGGGGGTATCAAAGTATGTGTAAGTGAATAGGGGTTTGGCGGAGAGTTTAAAAATGTGTAATCCAATGTGCAGATTAGTAAGTTGATCCCCCTGCCGGAGTCCCGTTTGGTATTAGGGGGGTCGGGGTAGGGTGGGGTCCGCCATCTAACATTGTTAGTCTATTTATTGTTTTCACGATATTTGATTTCGGGGATCTAATCGTGATACAATTAGGGCATGGATCAAAAGAATGGTTCATCCGGCTAGGCGGTTCCCTAGCATTATAAAAAGGATCACCAAGTGGAAAATATCAATAAGGTAGTTACCGCCCCCGTTTCACTCGATGCATTGCGTCAAGCCGTTGCCGATGCCGTTGTCCGGGCTTATGGCGCAGAGCGTGCCTACGCCATTCAGTTAAACTCAGTTTTCGGGTTTGATTGGTTCGAGGTGGAAGCCAAGGATGTCAACGAATCCGCAAAACCCGTACACGCGGAAAAGAACGAATTGTATAAGGTTCTCAAGGGTGCGAATCACTCTAACCCGTCAACGGTATGGGCGCGGATCCGCAAGTATGGGCGCGAGGAAAAGTATCCGCAAGAAGTAACCGAGGGCGAAGGTTCGGGCGAAGGTTCGGGCGAAGGCGGGAATTCGCAAGCCGGGAATACGCGATCCCCAATGCTTCGCAATGTCGAGGAATTAACCGCGCTCTACAAGTTCAATGCCCGGCAGGAATCGCTACCCGAGGCAGTTAAAAAAGCGCAGACATTCATAGTATCCGCTCTGCGCGAATTGGGAATCGATGTATCCCTAATCAAATAACCCGGTTCCCCGGTTCGCCGGGGTTCCCCCCCTGAAACCCCGCACTCGCGGGGTTTTTCTTTTGCCCCTGACCTAACAATGTTAGGTCTTTTTTGTTTTCAGTTTTTAATGATGATAGTTCTTAGGAGGGATGAAAGGACGAGAGCCTAACAATGTTAGAATGTTGGAAAGCCAAACCCCCTTTTGTTAGGTTCTAACATTACCTAAGTCATTGATTTGATTGAGTTTTCTTGTAATGTGATAATGTTAGCGTGATTTTTGAGAGGGGTCGGCTTTTCGAGGTTCTCCGCAAGTGCAGTTCCCGCACCTCTGCAAGGTTCAAAAAACCGCTCTCTCTTTCTTTCTCTATTAACATTATAACAATAACCCCATTTCTCCCCGCTAACCCGCGCCACTAAGCCATTTCTTTTGTTAGAACACTTTTCAACATTGACCCCCACTTTCCCAACACTCTAACATTACCCACCCTTGCTTTCATCGCACCCCTCACCAAATAACTTGCATTCAGTCTAACATTGTGGTACAATATAGGTATAGTTGAGTAGAAGTATGTCTTTCCCGTACGGGAAAGTTTCCCGTTTATCTTTTGTCCGGAGGCTAACAATGTTATGTCGTTTATGCGGTGATGGTGTGAGCAAGGGTCGCACCTTGCTTGGGTACACAATCTGCCTTGAATGCGGTGAAGAGCAAGCAAGGCAAGAGAGGTTGGGTTGGTGCGTTGCACCGATGCACAAGAGCAATTACATGCTCATAACAAACAAAGCCGATCTGTCCGGCTTGAACAACAAGGGAGGGTTAGTGAAATGAGAGTAGTTGTTATTTTTGAGTTTGAAGGCGTGGATGCCGACGGGGATCAGGCTGATCAGATAGTCGAGGAAATCTCTAGGTCATGCGAAACCATGCAAAACGCGTTCGATGCGAGTGCCTGTTGGGTTGAGGCTAACAATGTTAGGGGGGAGACAAAATGAAAATCAACCCAATCCAATCCGTATCACAATATCCACAACCCACAAAGCCGAACGCAACCTATAAATTATTCGACGCTAACGGTGAGGTGCGCGTAGGTGATGTGGTACGGTTTAATAATAAGCCGTGCTATGTCGAGCGCATCGCGGAGTTGGTAACCCTGACAACAATGGATGAGCGCAAGTACACCTTGAATGTCAGACCCCATCAGATTAACTGCGTACTACAAAAAGATGGGCAATGAGGTCAAGGTGGTGGAGGTGGTGAGGACTATGAACATGGGTAAGCCAAACGGCAACCTGTTCATGGTGTGGTTCCTGACTGATATGAACGATCAGACCTACTTTCACTTTTATGCCAAGGATGAGTTGGATGCGTTCAAGCAAGCGCAGGAGTACATATTAGAAAAGGAGAAAGCAAGTGGATGAGATAGCGGAGTTTTTACGGGCGTTAAACGGTGCGTTGGGGCTGATAGCCATAGCGTTCTGCGTATATTTCTTGGCGTGTATGTTTATGGGCAGGGGGGATAAAGAATGAAGCCGCCGAAGTTTAGTGTGGAACAAAAAACGCCACTTGAGCATAAGGTGCAAGTCAAGCGTGGGCGCAAAGTGGTTGCGGAGAGGGTGGTATGCCTAAGCCGAGCCGAGTTGGATGCGTTCATCCTTGGGTGCAAGTTAATTGAAGACATACTTGAGAAAGCAAAGGCAAGCAAATGAAAACTAATTGGTGGTACGAGTCGGGGCAAGCCGCCCAAGCCGCGCAAGAGTTAGTGTGGTTCGTGGTCTTTGTATTTATAGGTATCGGCTTGATGATATGGCGTGATATGCGAAAGGAGGAAAGAGATGCACAAAAGCAAGCCTCCAAAGGCAAGACCCATAAGGCAGATTAAAACACCAACAAGTTACCAGAAGGCTAACAATGTTAGACCTAAGACGAAAGGAGTAAATGATGGGATTCGGAAACCACGCAAGCATGCACATTGAACCGATCTTTAATTACGCCGAAGCATGTGAAAGGGAGGCGGGGATAAAGCCGATCCGAGGGACTGATATTAAACCGCTGGGTCCGCGTAGGCATAAGCAGATGCAGATAGTAAAGAATGCAGATGGGAGCGTTGCTTGCCGCCTATACAGTACTGATGTTGTGACCTACAAACCCGATGGGGATATTGTGGTACAGATCAATGGGTACGCTAGCCAAACCACAATTGCATTCATGTCTCATGTTCTGTTTGCGACATTCTTGCAGTTTGATAACCAAGTGTGGTGGCACGAAGTGTATGGCGCACATAGGGAGTTCCCACTACTCACGCACGGGGACAACATATTCAGGCGTGCCGGTTCAGGGGACTTAGCATTGATAAACCCGCAGATGTGCAAGGTGCATAAGATTAACCGCCAAGGGGCTAACAATGTTAGGAACCGTTACCAATCGTTTCGGGACTACATTGATCGCACGGTAAGACTGCGTGCGGGTGATGGGAAGGTAGACATAGGGATCGACGAGTTAAAAGATATGTTCTCTAACGATAAGGGTTCGTTGGAGATGCCCCCGAGGCTTAGTGTACAGACGCACTTCGTAATACCCAAGGAATCATTGGCTGAGTTCCAGCAGTTGATAGAAGATCACGGGGTAGTAAACAAGACGCAAGACTTTTACCGAGCGTTCCTGTGGTTAGCCAAGAGCGTTGATATATACGCGGGGTACAACGGGGTAGATAAGACCATGCTCTACAAGCAGTTGGATGAGGTAACTTTCTTCATCCATCGAGGTGAGGCATTCGTAGAGATAG